CCCGTAGTCGTCAACCTCGAGCAGCATTCTCAGTCGACCAGGTAGGTCGAAAGTGGCCAAAACAATTTCACTGCCAATATCCCTTAAGGCTTCATCTACAGCCAGAGCTATATCCGGGTTGTCATAGACCGTCCGGAATAGCAGATAACCTTCAAGGCAATCAGGAATATAGGAATACAGTCTCAATAATGACTCTTGAAAACTGCGCTTCTTATGGCGTTCAGGAAATATTTGCCTCTGAAGCACTTCCTTGACTGGTCTGCGTGCTCTTCCATGCATCCAGTAATGGCCCAAGAAATGAACTTGATTTCTGAAGAGTCCCTCTTCATCCATCTCGTCCCATTCACGGTAAGAGTGAGCAACTTCACTCTTTTCCACACTCAGCGTGAAACCTAGCTCAGCCGAAGCCTTCGCTAGCTTGTCTAGGGCGATCCTTTCATTTCGCGCGATGATTACATCGTCACCTAAGATCAAGACGCTATCTGCCGGTACCATGTTGCCGGTTACCCGTTGCCACATGTACTGCACCACTATCAGATTGACAACTGAATCGATAAGTGATGTGAAGGGATTCCCCGAAGGAACTCCTTTATGTACCTGGAAGATCTTACCGTCTGGAGTAAGGAGCTGTGAATGAATGAAATCATTTTGGATCCGTTTAAACAGCAATCGTTCCTTGTCGCTCATTTCAAGATAAGTAGCCAGAAGGCCAAAAGCATCATCAATGATATGAGCAGGTATCGAAGCATCAAAAGCTGAAAAATCCAGCGAATAAACGTAACGATACCTAGAACGCATCCCCGCAACCAACGCCGCTTTGTCCCACTGACGGAGTCCGTAGCTGAACGGTCGTGTTCTAGCCAATCTTTTACTAATTGGTTTCGAGAAACACGAAGCGACAATAGTCGTAGCAATCGGGGCCATCCACACAAGGCGAGTTTTCGGCCCAGAAGTCCCAGGTTGAACGCGACGACCAACCAAATAGGGATCAAACCCGGCTTCACCAGAAGCGAGCCTGATAGCACGTTGTGTGCCGGCATCCAGGCAAAACTTATTACGAGTGAAAAAAGGAGCGCCAGAAAACTTGTTATGGCGAAGATGATTTTGAACCACTTCATCGATGCCAAGAACAGCGTTCCTTCTGGATGTGTTACCTGCAACATGGAACGCTGCAGAGACTGCACGTCCATATTCTTTAGGTTTCCAGGATCCATACCCATTCGGAATTGTAACCCGAGCTCCTCTATCGGAAATAGTCTCTCGTTGAAAAAGAGGCTCGCTCCGATCAATTTTGCCATTTCTCGGGTGATCCGAATCTCGTTCCCACTCGTATCCCACACGGTTACGAATTCCGGTTCGTGAATTCTGTCGCGCTTCACGGACCTCTTTGGCGCGTCTGGCACCGCCTGTGACTTCAGACGATAGGTGCTGTTCCCGCCGCTGTCGGCCTCCGCAACTGCATGGTCCGATTCCTGAAACGGAAAACTCGGACGTAGCATGGTCTGATCGACCAGATTCTGACCCTCTTCGGGTGACATGAATAGGGCACCCAAATTTAGAGAGTCCCGTTTGTATCCATTCTGATGATGTGACACTACGGTTATCCTTTGCAACGTCGAGCTCCACATCAACACCGGAAAGCTTCTTCAACAAAACATAATCGATAGCCGCTTCCTCGATATTCCGTGAGAGCCACTCCTGCGCCCTAGCCCACCTACTGCTAGAACTGAGGTACTTACCGAGATAGTCAATCCCGGCCCTCCGATCCATATTCATTAGATCCTCCTACATAATTAGGCGAAGGTTGCTAATCCCGCAGGCAGCCTAATACCCGGTCTAGCGGGCCAACCTGTCAGAGCTGAACCTGACTCATCCTGCGCGTATCCAGCGTAATACGCGGATCTCCATCCACGTGGAAATCATTTTAAGCCTCACGGCTAGTTCCGAAGAAC